ATGGGTTTTGACGGCGAAGTTGTGGATGTATAAATCACACGTTATCGTCGCGGCGGACTAACGTAAGGTTAGTGCGGGGATTTGCAACCCTTGGCACACGTTTCTTTGAACTAGAAGGTCCAGAGGAAGGCATGTCAAGGCGTTGGGGGAGGACATCAGAGAGTCCTGGTGGGTTTTCAATTCGCAAGGGTTTATGGGGTTGTTGTAATGGCAATGCATTGGGTTCCGAAAGGAGTACTTTAGTTAGGTTTGGCTTATTTGCATCATCAACATTGTTGGTATTCGCCGAGCCTGAAGTGAAAGTTCCTCCTAACTCCGTTTCGGAGATGTATACGGGTGCTTTGGTGGTGGAATTCTTAACGGGCGTACAAATTGGGGGTTGAAGCAGCTCCTGGGGCGATTGGATGGAAGCCAGCCAATTGTCAAAGGTGCTCCTGTCGAACTCTGGAAGTTGTACGCTAAACTCATGATCCATCCATCCGCCAACATTTTCATTGGGGTACTGGACGCTATCTTCGAATTTAGACCACCACTGTCCAAGCTGCATAGATTTAACCGGTCTATCTTTGACAATGCGGAGGACAGTGGAGCACAAAGATCCAATAACTGGAGTTTGGCCATCTGTCGCAAGGTATGATAGGGCTTTCTCAACGAGCTTGAGGACATGTGGGTAGCTGCTAGGCAAGCGCACCGTAACATGGAATTTCGACAATTGTCTCTTGATATCGCACATACTATTGATACATCCATTCCACACATCCGGTGAATAGTACCGAGCAAGGAAATTGACGCCCCGTTCATACTTCTGGACGGTAACAGTTTCCAGGAGCAGGCCGACAGATTTAGCGGCTGCTGCGTGAAGGTTGGGGCACAAGTCGGCGTCAATGCCGTCATCACCACAATGCAGTCCAAGTGCTTGGAAGGCTTGTTCAGGGGTGAAGAAGGCACCGGATGGGTGTCTGGATTTTCGGAAGGCAAGATAAGAGGTGAACGTAGCACGGAGAGTTTGGAATACGGAGGTAGCTGAACAACCGGATCCATGGCTGGGTCCTTGGTCGAAAGTGGCTCCGTGTGGCAAATATCCTGTGTTGTCGACGTTGGTTTTGAGCAGTTCATTCAACTGCGCACGGTGATTTGGAAAGGCCTTCATCACGATGGCACGTTCAACATTACGAATCGTATATGTGATTGTGCCATCCATGCGGTGGTAGTCTGAGAGGTCTACGTGGCTGCGCGCGCTAGAGCAGATTTCCCCAATACGGGTGGCAATTTGGATTGGATTCATGCCGGGAGCGTACCAAGCGAAATTCTTTAAAAGTTCGCTGAGAGCGCTGGCATAAGTGGCCATATCCAATTTGTCAGCATCATTGTAAGTTGAAATGTTGCGCGGGTCCTTAACTTCGGCGTACGCTTCGGCTTTAAGAAAGCATTTGAGGACGCGTTTGCGGAAGGGTCCAGTGACAACAGCTTTTTCTATACTCTGACGTTGAGTCGTACTATTCTGCTTGTCGAAGATA